TATTCCTCCAGACGCCAGTCCAGCGCCAGCCAGTTATCCACTTCGTCTGGGTGAACCTCAGCGCTCAGCGGGCCGCCGGGGAACTCTGGCACGTCACGCACCATGGCCACCAGCTCAATGCCAGGCTGGTCCTGCTGCTGGTCCTGCTGGGTAGGAGCATGTTCAATATCGTTCTGCGCAGCAAGCTTTTCAGCCTCACGCTGCGCGCGCTGCTCTTTAGTTAATCCGGCCATTGGGCCTCCTGAATCACAAAGGGGCCGAAGCCCCATTGGTTAACCCATGATGATCGCGGAATGGCGCGGTTCCACAGCAGCCACACCCCATGCCAGACCGACTTCGTAACGCACCTGACGGTACTGACGGTACAGCGCCACCTGGAACGTAATACCAGAAGCCGGATCGGTCACGTTCATGACGTCATCAGCAGTATCGCCACCTTCCGGCATCGCTGGGGTACGGCTGGCCAGCAGGAATGCCCCGCGGTCAAACGCCATGTTTGGCGCAAATTCACTCAGCACGGTGACGGCAGTCTGGTCAGCGAGATCCTGACGCAGCCCTGGTGCGCTAATGGTGATGGTAGAGGATGTGGCAGCAACAACGAGATACTGGTTATCGTCCCCGGCGAACTTCACCGCAGTACCTGCTGCGATCCCGCCAGTACCGGCAGAGATGGCAACGATGATGTCGCCCTCTTTCTTGTCACCGTTGACCTTATAGCCCGCTGCGGTGCTCTTCGCGGTGCGCTTGATGCTGAAGGATTCATGGAGGTTGAAGCCCATGATGCGACCGATGACGCCTTCACGCAGCAACTGGTCGGTGCCCGCTTCGTTCGCCTTAAACAGTACGGACTGCTTGCCACGAATTGAGGCCATCGCTTCGCCGCCAAGCACCATGCGCAAATCAGTAGTCGGCGCGCCGTTGTCGGTCAGGATCTGACGTGCATTCGCAGCGTCGGACAAATCGTCTTTGATGCTGAACGGAGTATCCTTCGGTGTGCCAACCGCGCGGGAGGAGTTGAAGAACAACGCGGCCAGGTCAGCATCCACTTCGTTCGCCAGCGCGCGGAACGCCTGTTTGAACTGATCTGCCAGGATGGTGTTGTATGTTCCGGCCGGGCCGAGTGCCAGTTGCTCTTCGCCATTCCATTTGACCGGGGCCATTTTGGATTTAGTGATTTTGACGTCTACGCCACCGATTGTCTGGTCACCGGTATTAGGCGCCGATGGTCCAGGGACAATGTCTTCAGTGGTGGCCGCAGGCGCCACTGGCGCACGCACGGTCTGGTCTTTCGCAGCTGCATCTGCCTTTGCGTCGCGCGCAACAGCAGGAATGAAGCCAGTTTGTTCGCGGGAAACAACGTCCAGCGCGGTATAGATGGTCGGGATCAGACCAGTAAGGGTATTGCCTGCCATTTATGGCTCCTTTCGATTTAATCGACGATGCTGACGCCGTCTTTCAGCGCTGCCTGTTTGCCAGCGTTATCCAGGGAATCAAACGCACCGCGTTTCATGGTTTTTTGCCCGGCCTGATGCTGCGACTGGTGGGATCCACCGCCGCTGTTGCCGGATGCTTTGAGGATGTAGTCTTTCTGCGGATGCAACTCGACCAGAGATTCCAGCGCTTCGTCGAAGCCAGCCAGCTCGCCAGGCTTGGAACGGGAGAACACCTTGTTACCCTGCCCGTCGTAGGCAACGACCTTACCGTCTTCGATTTTGAAGTTCTGGCCGAAGTGGGAACGCACGAACTCAGCCGGGATCGCCATCTTCTCGGAGATGAACTTCGAACCACCGAAGCGGCCGCCAATCATCTCGTCGTAGAGCTGGGTTTCCAGCTGTTTGGTTTTGCCGTTCGCTTCGTCCAGCTGCTGTTGGTAAACCTTGGTGATCTCAGCCTTAACCTGGTCAACGGCACCAGCGTCGATCAGTTTCTTCTGGTCGATTTTGGTCATCATCTCCAGGGCTTCGAGCGCCTTGGTCGGGTCGGAGATGCCAGCGAATTTCGCGAGACCGGCTTCCGCCGCTTCCTTCGCCTCGCGGTGGGTTTTGGCCTCACCGTTCAGGGACGTGATTTTGGTCATCGCTGCGGCTGCGTCGAACGGGATCTCTTTGCCGTCATCATGGACGTACACAGGCATACCGTTTTCCACGACCACATTGCCGTTAGCATCAAGTTTGAGTTTCATTGTTTTGCTCCAGCCTTCCGGCCATTGGTAATGGGTCATCCGACCCGGTCACCGCGTCGCATCCGCTCAGCGGCAGGCATAAAAAAGGCCGCCCGGAGGCAGCCTGTTAGATAAATTCAATGGTTATTACGCCGCGTAGCTTGCGGGAATAGATCTCATCCCGCTTTCGCTTGTGAATCCGCAGCGGGTGTGGATGTATGCAGGCGATACCTCGCTTAACGTCAGCCCATATGCAGCTCTTAAGTTCGTTGCCATTAACGAACACACGGCGCTTGCCGCGGCCATCGCCTACGCAGTGAAAATTGTCGTTACGCATCTGCTATTCCTCAAACGCCGACGCATCCACGCGGCGCAGCTCGTCCAAGGTCAGGAACTCCCCTGCATCGTTGAACATTTCCGGCACAGTGATTTTCCCGTCACGCAGCATCATGGCGCGGGTGACGCCCAGCACCTGCTCCTGCCGTGCGTACGGTTGACGGGTAAGCCAGTCGGCATAGCTGGTATGCGCTGGTACCTGCCCGTCCATCGAGGCGCGCGTAGCGCTGCTCAGCTCGCCAGAGGATATCTGCAATTCTTCCCATGATTTGGTAATCAGGATTTCGCCTGAGCGGCAGCAGAAGTGGATTTTGCCTGGGCCGCGAAGATACGGAACCACATGCCCCAGCGGCTTGCCGTCTAGCGTGTAGAGCTTGCGGTCACGGATGATGCACCACTGGCTGGTATGCGTATCCAGGGTTGAGGACCACTGCTTGGCCTTCACGATATCGCTGTTGGTCTGAGCGAACTCCTGGCGCGCCGTGGCGGCCATATGATTCACCGCAGTGCGGGCCACCACAGCCAGGTCGCGCCGGGATGCGTTGATCGCCCCGTCTTTACGGTTGAGTTTCGGGGTGCCAGCAACGCGCCGGACAATCTGCTCTACCGTTTCGCCCTGGAGGAAACCGGAGCGCACAGCGTTGGTGATTTTGTCCAGCCGGTCGGCTTCAAGCTTCTGGCCCCACTCTTTCAGCAATCGCCCCTGAAAAGGCTGCGCCACTGCTGCGGCGTAAACCTGCTCGGGTGCGATGCTCTGCAGCGGCACATGCTTCAGGATCTGCTTTGGGATAACACTGCTGAACAGGTCCATCTGATACCCGGCCTCATATTCAACGTAGAGCGTCAGTTCCCGCGCCAGCGCAACGTTAACCGGTTCATAGGCATGCTGGTTCAGGTCACGTACGCCAGCCAGCAGCGAAGCCAGGCGGCGGGCGCTGTAGGTATCGGCACGCTTGCCCTCCAGCAGCACCAGCAACTTTGCGGCCAGGTCAGCATCCATCTTGTTCAGCAGCGCCACCATGCGCCGGGCGACGCCATTACCATAGCGGGTCACATACAGGCCATGCGCTATCGTCTCGTCCTGCAGGCGATCGTTAACGGACCGGGCCATATCACACCTCTTCCGGCGGCGGTTCTGTCAGTGAGGCCGACTCGGTCAGTAATTCGCTCAGCACTTTGTCCGGGTCGGCATCCGGGTCAATCAGGTTGAGCTTCTGCAGCGCCTTAATGGCATCGATACGGCGAAGATCACCGCCCTGGCGCAGAGACTGAATAGCCAGCGCCGCCGGCGGGTTGAACTCTTTCGACTCGACATCCAGCTCGGTACGGACATCGACGCTGCCGCCGTCTTTCTCGCCGATGTACTCGGCCATGATTTGCAGGATGTTATCGATCGCATCCTCGAGGCTGGTTGCCATGGTGTAGAGCGGGGACTGCTCCTGCATCTTCTCTTCTGAGGTCTGGTCAACAGACTTGGTCGAGGTATTGTCGGTGCGCAGCAACTTCGCGCCCGCCTGTCGCATCTGCTCCACCAGGTCGGTCAGTGACTCTTTGCCGGCACCAATTGAAGAGCCGGTATGCTCGACGTACTCAAGGCCCTGCGTCTGCCGATCGTTAAACTTCGTGGCTGAAGAAGAGCCAATGATAAGCTCCTCGTCATCCTCCAGGCCAAACACTGTCAGTAGCGGCACCCGGGCGACGTGCAGAATGTTGTCCTGCTCGCTCTGGCTCTGCCAGTGCTTGACGTTCAGCAGCGCCATATTGAGTAGCGGGGGTGAGCCGCACATAAAGCCGGTGCGCTTCGTGTAGAGCGTGACCAGGGTGATGTCCTTACGAGATGTTCTCCATTCGTCGTGCTGCGTCCAGTTCGCCTGGGCATTGTCGCCAGTAGACTTCCGATAAATCCGCACCTGCCCGGGCGTCAGCAGGCGAATCTGCTCGATCTTTGTCTGTCCGAAGTCGTCGCCATCTTCGACCACAACCTCTTTAATGCGCAGCTCGGTGAGCGCAACCTTTCCCCCGGTCATCTTCGACTTCCAGCCGATCACCTGACGCGGGTTAAGCATAGTGACGTACGGGCGCGCGCCGGTGGCTTTCTCATCAGCTTTGGTCTTCACCTGTTCGGCATCAACCCGGGGATAGTCCACCAGCGCATGGGAAAGACCGTACTGCATCGCCAGGCTGAAAAATGCCTGCGCCCATACATCGAGGCGACTGCCCTCAAGATCCACATTTTTCGCGAACTCGCGCAGCGCATCCGGTACGTTCTCACCCAGCTGGATTGGCTCCGCGAATACGCGTCCAACGTTCTGGTTGATGGTCTCTTCGTAGGCAGGAAGAAGCGTGGCCACAGCCAGGCGCTTTTTGTAATCCTCTTTATCCTCTTTCGGCCAGCGCGGGAGATAAGCCTCACCAAGCTGGCGCATGTACAGCGTGCCGCCCATCAGGGCGTCGTTAATGTCCCACGCCTGCACCATGTTCCCATAGTCCAGATTGGGTGTTGAAATATCAGGCATGGAGTTAGATCCGTAGTTTGGTGACTTTGCCAGTTGGTTTGATGATCGGGAATTGCTTCACGATGTAATACCCACCAGCATCATTGGGGTGATCGTTGTCGGCTGATTTATCCGGCTCGCCGTTGGCCGCCCATACCTGCTGTTCCAGGCTGTCGGTGTATACCGGGCAGCGGGTCACGTTAACTTTGTAGCGGCGCTCGCCGTTACCGTTGCAGAACATGGCATTCATGGAGTTAATGCGATCCTTCACCGGTGGGTTGGCAGCATTCACCACCACACTGAATCCGGCTTGTTTGAGCTGCGCGATATCCGTGGCGCTGGCATTGTTCGATTTGCGCGAATCACCAGAGGCATCGGGATAAATATAAATCTGACGCGAGGCGACATAACGTCCACCCTCATAGCGCCAGAATTCCTCCTGAATGCGCTTAATCATCGCCGGGGTATCGTAGACCTTCACCAGCTCACGAACAGCCCGTGGCTCCCCGTCCCGTAGCACATGCACAATGGCTGCCATCTTGCCAACGTTGAAGTCCATGCCGATATACAGCGGCTCGCCTGCCTGCTCCTCATCGGTGCAGCCATTAAGTTGGCGATCGAACTGGTGGTAAATAGTTCCGCTGGTCAGGTTGGTGAACCGTCCACGTAAATACGCCTTAATCAGCTCTGGCGGATATGAATCCATCAGCGAAGGGATGTAATCGTGGGGAAGGTTCTTTTCATTATCGAAGGTAGAGGCCTGAATCAGCCCGTACAGCGTCGCCAGCTCAGGCTTATCCCGCACGGCTTTAACAAACTGCTGATAGACGAACTTGAAACCTTCCGGGGTGGTGGTGACATCAATGCCATTGCGCAGGCCATCTACTTTGTATCGCATACGAGCGATAATTTTTCGCCATGCCTGTTGAGCTTTAGCGGCAGCCATGACGTCCAGCTCATCAACCATCGCGTTGCCGATTTTAAAACCGACAATAGAGCCTGGCTTCTCCATCGAGCGGCATATCGTCGTACCGCGATACTGTCGTCCAGCGTAGAAGTGTACCTCTTTGTTCCCCTCATTGATTTTTACGTTCATCCCCCAGTCAAATGCC